GGGGCATGACCCTCGCAGAAAACGCGTTGTGCGTGAAGTTTCGAAATCGGTTTTATCATTATAAAAAAAATTCCTAAGCGAAAAAATAAATGACAACGAGCAAGGGCAAAGGGCAGGTATTAAACCGCGGGGATCTGGCTGAAACCTTCGGCGTTTCGTCACCGACGATCGACAGCTGGATCCGTGCTGGTTGTCCGATCATTTCCAAGGGCGGCCGCGGCGTTGCTGCGTCATTCAACAGCGCAGACGTTGCCAACTGGCTGCGCACCAAAGCGCGCGACGAAGGCGCAGGCACAGCCAAGGCAGACGAAACAGAATTGAAGCGCCGCAAGCTGGCAGCCGAAACCGGCCTGGCAGAACTAGAACTGGCGCAGGCGCGTGAACTGGTGGCGCCGCTTGACCAGGTCGAACGGATGGTGGCGCGTGCGTTCGCAGAGGTCCGCGCAGGTATGCGGAACATTCCCAGCCGCGTGGTTTCAACCCTGATCGGGGAAACCAACGAACGCACCTTTAAAAAAATCCTGATGGAAGAAATCGACCAGGTGCTGGAAGCGCTGAGCAACGCGGATCTGACCGAAGACGAAATGGATCCAGATGAAGACTGATCAACTAGCCAACGCGGCAGGCGTTGCAGCTGCGATCAGAGGCGCCCAGCAGCAGCTGAAACCGCCGCCAGATATGGCACCAAGCGAGTGGGCAGAGGCCAACATAAGGATCCCAGCTGGCAACGCCGTGCCTGGGAAACTTCGCCTGGCCAACGCACCTTACCAGCGCGAACCTATGGATCAACTGGTGAACCCTGACTGCTACCGCGTGACGTTGCAGTGGGGCGCACAGGTCGGCAAAACCATGCTGGCGCTGATCGTCCAGGCGTATTCGATCGCCATGTCACCGCGAAGCCAAATGATGATGCAGCCAAGCCAGGACGACTTGCGCACCTGGCTAGAAACTAAATTCAATCCGCTGGTGGAAGAAACGCCGGCTGTCGCCAAATGCGTGGCCAAGGCGCGCGGCCGCGACGGCGTGAACAACCAGAAAATGAAGTCTTACCCTGGCGGGTTTATGATGTTCGCCTGGTCTGGTTCGCCTAAGACCATGCGCGGCCGTTCTGCACCGCTGATCGTCTGTGACGAGGTGGACGGCTACGAACGCACCAGCGAAGGGCACCCAGTCGGCCTGTTGTGGCAGCGTTCTGCCACGTTCGGCGATCAGCGTTTCCTGCTGGAAATCAGCACACCGACGATCAAGGACGAAAGTTATATTGAAAAAGCGTTCGGGATGGGCGACGAGCGTTATTTTTTTGTTGAGTGTCCGCACTGCCAGGTCGCCGATCGGCTGCAGTGGCAAAACGTATTCTGGACCGGCCGCTGCGATACTGACGACGAAAACAAGGCGGCGATCGATAGTCACCTGCCTGCGTCGGCCGCATATCACTGTCCGCACTGCGGCGCAGCCTGGAACGACGGCGAACGGATCCGCGCGATACGGGAAGCTGAAAGCAAGGGGCACGGCTGGAAGGCGTCGAAGCCGTTCGACGGTCACGCAAGTTATCACTTAAGTGAGCTATATTCGACGTTTCGGACCATACCAGCGATCGTTCGCGACTATGTGGACAAGCTGAAAACCGATGATCTGCAGACGTTTTACAACGTCAGTTTGTCGCAGACGTGGGAAGAAGAAGGCGAAAAGATCGACGCAGACAGCCTGTTTGCGCGCGCCAAGAATTCGGAACCGTACCGCGCCGAAGTGCCAGCCGGCGGTTTGTACCTGACGGCCGGCATAGATATGCAGATGGATCGCCTAGAATGCGAGGTGGTCGCTTGGGGGCTGCACGAGCAAAGCTGGTCAGTCGGTTACTATGTTTTATGGGGCGACCCGCTGCAGGGCGACGTCTGGAACGACTTAGACGACCTGCTGGCTGGGACATACCAGCACGAAACCGGCGCGATTATGCCGATCAGCGCGGCATGTTTGGACACCGGCGGAACTGACGGTTACACCCAGGCCGCGTATGAATACGGCAAAGGGAAAACCGGCCGGCGCCTGTTCCTGATCAAAGGCGTTGGCGGCTGGGGCCGTCCTATTGTTGAGAAGCCGCAGCGCAAGCAAAGCGGGAAAAATGCGCGCAAAGTAGACCTGTTTTTGGTCGGGACCGACGAAGCAAAGCTGATCGTCATGCGCAGGCTGGCCAATCAGGCGATCGGCCCAGGTTACTGCCATTTCCCGAACGACCGCGACCAGGAATATTTCAAACAGCTGACCGCTGAAAAGCTGATGACCCGTTACATAAAAGGGCAGCCGATCCGCGAGTGGCACAAGCCAGATCGCGCGCGAAATGAGGCACTAGACTGCCGATCGTATGCGTTGGCAGCGCTGAAAATCATGCAGCCGTCGTTCAAACGACTGGCTGAGCGATACAAAGACGATGAAACAACCGAAAAACCGGAGATCAAACCCGTGAAAAGAGAACCAAAACCAGCCGAAAAACCTGCGGAAATCCCACAAGAGGAAGGCAAAGAGGGCGCAGAACAGACTAAGCCCATTATCAAACGCACCAGCGCGGCAGCGAAAGCGCGCAAAGGGCGCAAATCATGGACAAATAACTGGTGATATTACCCGACAAAATCAGCGCAGGGCTGACATTTAGCCAGTTGATCACGCTGACAGCGTACCAGGCACCAACCTGGACACTAACGGCGTCGCTGCGCGGTCCTGCAGCAATCAATTTAACGGCCACAGCCGAAGGCACCCAGCACCGTTTCGCGGCCACTGCAGCAACGACAACGAACTGGGCGCCTGGCGTTTACTGGTACACCGTCCGCGCGACTGATGGCGCCGAAACGGTCGAAATCGAAGCCGGTCAGCTGACTATTGCGCCGGATCTGGCTGCAGCTGGGGAAAATTACGACGGCCGCACGCACGCGCAGCGAACGCTGGAAGCCATCGAAGCTGTGGTGGAGAAGCGCGCAACGCTGGATCAAGAGCGTTACCGCATAAACAACCGCGAACTATACCGCACGCCGATCGCTGACTTGCTGAAATTGCGCGACGTTTACCGCGCAGAAGTTCGCCAGGAAAAGGCTGCGGCGCGTGGTAAAAATTTATTCGGCGGCACTGTCCGCGTAAGGTTTCGCTAGTGTTTAAATTTTTCAAAAGATCAGCACCAGAGGCAGCCGCGCCGGCTGAAAAGACCGCGCGCCGTCCGTTTATGCGCACAGCAATGGCGCGCATGTTCAGCGCAGCAGAGGACACGCGGCTGAATTCAGGCTGGGGCGGCACACCACTGACCGCGGATCAGATCATCGATCGGAATCAGCGCGTTTTGGTGGCACGTTCGCGCGAACAGTCAGCAAATAACGACTATGGTCGATCGTTCCTGCGCATGGCGCGCCAGAACATTGTCGGCCATCAAGGCGTCCAACTGCAGGCGCAGAGCACAGACGATAAAGGCAAGCTGGACACACTCGCCAACCAGGCGATCGAAAAAACCTGGGCAGAATGGACCAAAAAACAGAATTGCGACGTTACTGGGAAAATGTCCTGGCGTTCAATTCAGGCGGCATGCGTGAACAGCGCGGCCAAAGATGGCGAATTTATGCTGCGGCTGATTTTCGGCCGTGATGCTGGGCCGTTTGGTTTCTCAGTTCAGATACTGGATCCACAGCGCTGCGACGTCGGAATGAACGACAAGAACCTGCGCGGTGGCGAATTCATTCGCCATGGGATCCGGTTCAATCGTTACGGCCGGCCGCTGTCATATTTTTTCAGCACAGTGGACGAAACCGAAAGCACGTACAGCCACGGCGGCAAAAATTACGTTGAAGTGCCAGCAGATCAGATCGTTCATGGGTTTTTGTCGGACATGGTCGGGCAAAAACGCGGCCTGCCATGGATGGCAACCGCCCTTTTCAGAATGCGCCAGCTGGGAGCGATGGAAGAAGCCGCGATCGTGAACGCGCGCGCCGGTGCCAACAAGCTGGGTTTCATTAAATGGAAAGACGGATTCGGGCCAGAACTGGACGACAACGAAGAACTGATGGTGGACAGCCAGCCAGGTGAATGGCAGGTGCTGCCAGAGGGCGCCGAAGTTCAGGAAACGAACCCAAATTACCCGAACGGCGAATTTGAACCGTTTATGAAACGCGCATTGCGCAGCATGTCAGCAGGTTTTGGCGTTTTATATAATAACCTGTCCAGTGACCTGGAAGGCGTAAACTTTTCAAGCATACGGCAAGGCACGCTGGACGAGCGCGAACACTGGAAAGATCTGCAGGAATGGCTGATCGAACAACTGGTGCAGCCTGTTTTCGAGGCGTGGATCCCGCGCATGCTGTTGGCTGGCCGGATCACTGTTAAGGGCAGGCCACTGCGCGCAGAACGGATCGATCGTTATAGCGCGATCACCTGGCAGGCACGCCGCTGGCAGTGGATTGATCCGCGCGCAGACGTGCAATCAGCCGTTGACAGTAAAAACAACATGCTGACCAGCGCCGGCCGCATAATTCGCGAACAAGGACAGGATCCGCAGACCGTTTGGGCCGAAGCTGCGCGCGACGTGCGAGCTATGATCGACGCATACGTGGCGGAAGGTCTGGACGAAAAAACAGCCACCGAACTGGTGCTGCTGAGCATGGGGAAACAGCCGGAAAAACCAGCACCAACAGGACCAAAAAATGAAAATTGATCTTAAAAATTTGTTTCTGCGGCGCGATGCGTCCAGCGGCAAAGCGTTGCCTGATTTTAACAAGGAAGGCACGCTGCAGCGCGACATGGAAGTGCTGACAGTAGACGAAGCAGCGCGCACGGTCGAACTGGCGTTTTCGTCAGAAATCGAGGTGCAGCGCTGGTTCGGTATTGAAATTCTGGATCACGATGCTGCCAGCGTTGACCTGGCGCGATTGCAGAACGGCGGCGCTGTTCTGATGGATCACGACTGGGGCGACCAGATCGGCGTCGTGGAATCTGTTCGCATTGACGCAGACCGGCGGGGCCGTGCTGTGGTGCGTTTCGGGCGAAGCGTGCGAGCGAATGAGATTTTTCAGGATGTGATCGACAAGATCCGGCGGCACGTTTCGGTCGGTTATCGCGTACACGCTGCCAAGTTGGTGGAAACGCGCGGCGACGATCTGGACGTTTACCGGATCACACGCTGGGAACCGTTCGAAATTAGTTTCGTAAGCGTGCCGGCGGATCCGTCCGTTGGCGTAGGTCGCGCGCTGGAAATCCCACAAGAGGACGACCAGACACGCCAAATTCAAACTGCCATTACTGACAAACCGGCAGAAAAACTGAAAACTGAGGATATTAGAATGGAAAAGATTTTGCGGGACGCCGCTGGCAACCTGGTGCGCGCACTGGTTGACGCTGCCGGCAACATTACGCAGGTGCTTGAAGTAATCGAGCGCGCAGGCCAGGACGTTGAAGCAGCACGCCGCAAGGCAGAAGCCGACGTGCAGGCACGCACTGCAGCAATTTTGAGCATGGGCGATAAGTACAACTGCCCAGAACTGGCACGCCAGGCACTGATCGACAACAAGACCGTTGACGAGTTCCGCGCGTTGGCGTTGGACCATATCAACGGCCAGAACGGCAAGGCTGGCGGCAACGGCGAGCGCAGTTCAAAGCCACTGAGCGAAATGCCAAGCCCTGAAATTGGTTTGACTGACAAAGAAGTGCGTCAATATTCAATGTTCAAGGCGATCCGCGCCCTGGCGAATCCTAACGACCGCCGCGCGCAGGAAGATGCTGCATTCGAAATCGACTGTTCGCGCGCTGTTGAAAAGCAGTTTGGTCGCACGGCGAACGGCATCCTGGTGCCGGAAGATGTTCTGGGCCGCGCGTTCAACACTGGCGGCGCACCTAACACGCCTGCAGGTTCACAGACCGGCAACGTGTTGGTTGATACCACGTTCATGGGCGGTTCGTTCATTGACATGCTGCGCAACAAGACCACGATCATGCGTATGGCCACTGTTATGGGCGGCCTGGTCGGTAACGTGGACATTCCACGCCAAACCGGCGGCGCGACTGCGTACTGGTTAGGTGAAGGCGAAGACGCGCAGGAAGGATCACCAAGCCTGGGCCAAATCGAGCTGTCGCCGAAGACTGTCGCAGCTTATACGGACATTACGCGCCGTTTAATGATGCAAAACAGCCTGAGCGCTGAAAGCATCGTTCGAAACGACCTGACCAACGCGATCGCCCAGGCGATTGACTTCGCTGCATACTACGGCAGCGGCACGGCCAACCAGCCGCGCGGTTTGAAGTCTTACACAGGCATCAACGCTGTTAACTTCGCAAGCACCTGGCCGACTTATGCGGAACTGGTTCAGATGGAATCAGAGATCGCCAGCGACAACGCCGATATTGCCCAGATGGGTTACGTCGGGAACGCGAAGTGGCGCGGCAACGCGAAGACCACGCCGAAATTCGGCAGCGGCACCGAGTCGGTGATCTGGGAACCAGGCAACACCGTGAACGGCTACCGCACAGAAGTGACCAACCAGATCGCCGATGGTGAACTGTTCTTTGGTAACTTCGCGGATCTGATTATCGGTATGTGGGGCGGTCTGGATCTGACTGTTGACCCGTACAGCCTGAGCAAATCCGGCGGCGTTCGCGTCGTAGTATTCCAGGACGTGGACACTGCACTGCGTCGCGTCGAATCAATCTGTTTCGGTAACTAATTGATCAGGACCGGTTCGCCGGTCCTTATCCTGGGGAAATTTATGTCACAGAAAACCTTTCTGTTGAAATTGACCAGCGCGCTGGTGATCGATGGCGTGATCTGCACCGCAGGCGAAACCGTCGAAGTCAGCGAAGCGGAAGCCAAAAACTTTCTGCACCGCGGCAAAGCTACGCTGGCCGAAGTCAGCGAAGAACAAACAGACGAACAGATCAGCGGCGACAAAGATCTAATGAAACTGACCAAAGACGAACTGTTTGCACTGGCCAAAGAAGCCGGCGTGGAAACGAACGATCGCATGGTCAAAAATGAAATTGTTGCGGCGTTGAACGCTGCGAAAAATAAGGAATAAGTCATGCGCGGAATTGTAACGCAATCGCTAGCCACAGCAGTGGCCCTAACTGCAACCGGTAACGGCGTTTCTGTTAACGTCCAAGACTTTCACAGTTTTGCCAAAATCGTGCTGAATTCCAGCGCAGTGAACGCAGGCACTAGCGTAACCAAGCTGCAGCACAGCGACGACGGATCCACAGGCTGGACAGACACCGGCGACACGTTCGCAGCTGTCACCACAGTGGCCGCAACTGGGCACCAAGAAATTTTGGTTAATGCGGACAAGTTCAAAAAGTTTGTGCGCGTAGTTGATACACTGGCTGGCGGCGCCACTGCTGTGGTTCGTTCTGTTCAGCTGGTCGGCAGTAAGCAGGCAAGCTAATGGGCGCGCCTAGCTGGGAAAATCTGGACGATTTCCTGGCCACCGATGAAAACGGCGGGTTCGCAACACCTGCCGTTTTGCTTTTTTCGACTGGCCAGCGCAGACCCGTTTCAGTAATTTTTGATGATCCGTTTTTTAACGCGCAGCTGGGCGAGTACGACGCCGAAAGCAGCCAACCGCGGATCCTGGGCAAAATGTCCGACCTGGCGCACGTCAAACGCGGCGACGTGGTGCGCGTGGATGGGCAAGACTATGACGTGATGACCAGCGCGCTGCCTGATGGCACCGGCATGGCCACGGTCATGCTGGCGGTTCAGAATGCTGCACTTAAATATTGATCTGGCTGGTCTGCAGGACGTTGGCAACGAGATCGGAGCCAGCGAAAAGCAGATCAGATCAGCACTAAGCAGGGCACTGCGCAGGACCGAAGCCAGCCTGCGCAAACTGTCCAGCCAAGGACTGACCAAGGAACTGGCGCTGCGCAGCACCAAGGCGCTGCGGCGCCGCTTGAAGTCGCTGAAAGCAGGCACCAAAGGCGGGGAATTCGGGCTGTGGTACGGCCTAAACGATCTGCCAGTTTCAGCGTTCAAAGGTCGCGCGCGAAAAACAGGAACTGGCGCCACGTTTAACGGGCAACAGTTTGAAGGCGCATTCGTCGGCCACAGTAAGTTCGCCGGCAAAAACACGATATTCAAGCGGAAAACGGAAAAGCGGCTAAGCATTATCGAACAAGGCATGCCGATCGAAGACAAAGCGATCGTTTTCATCGAAGACGAAATTTTTGTGCAGACAGAGGAAATTTTCTGGAAGCATTTTAGGCGCGACTTGGCCGCGCGCGTAAATTACCAACTAGGTGAAAAATGAACATTGACACAGGGATCAACCTAGACACGCTGCACGCGTCGATCGTTGCCGATATTCAGGCGAAATTCCCAACGCTGGCAACCGTCGAATTTTATCGGGCTGAGCGCACGCAGCTGCCGACACCGGCCTGCCTGCTGACACTGACCGAACTGGAAGCCGCCGAAGACGAGGATCCAGGCACTGAACAGATCGCGGTTTATGCGCATTTCGAAGCGCAGCTGATCGTCAGTTTCAGACAGGCGAACGCCAAGAATTCAATCAGGAATCTGGCTGGCGCGTTTATGGGTTTCTTGCGCAAGCGGAAATGGACCGATCCGGCGAACCCAGGCAAGAAACTGCCGACAGGGGAGTGCCTGCCCGTGGGCGCGTATGAAGACGATTTCGCGAGCATTACCGCAGGCCAGCGCGACACGAACCTGGACCAGTTCGAAATTTTCCGCGTCGAATGGCGACAGCTGATCAACCTGGGCGAAACCGCCTGGAATGACACAGGCGTGACGCCGTCGATCGTATTTATGGGACAGGCGCCAGAGATCGGACCGGCGCACCTGGATGATTATGTGCAGGTGGCACCATGAGTTTTGAACTGTCAGAAATGCAGCGCATGCTGGCCAATGTGGTGCGCGTAGGGCGGATCGCTGAGCTAGACGAAGCCGCCGCGCGCGTGAAGGTTACAACCGGCGGACTGACCACAGCCTGGCTGCCATGGGGCGCCGCACGCGCAGGCACAACACGATCCACCAGCATGCCGAGCGTTGGCGAACAGGTGGTTTTGTTCTCGCCGTTCGGCGATACCGCGCAGGCCGTTGTCGGGTTTTCGCTGTACCAGGACAATCACCCAGCCGCGAGCACCAGCAAGGACAAAGAAGCGACGATCTATCCTGACGGCAGCATGGTGGAATACGACAGCGCCAGCAACACGCTAACCGTGACAGTGGCAGGCGCCGGCAACGTGGTGGTGAATTGCAAGGCGGCAACCGTGAACGCTGAAACCAGCGCGGAGATCAACACAACCGACGCCACAGTGAACGCCAGCAGCACCGTGACACTGAACACGCCGACAACGACCTGCACAGGCGATCTGGCGGTGGCAGGTTCGATCACGTATGGCCAAGGCATGACCGGCACCGGCGGCGCGCAAATCAACGGCGATTTTGCAGCGCAAGGCGGCGCATTCACGCACAACAGCAAAAACGTGGGATCAACGCACGCGCACAGCGGCGTAGTACCTGGCGGCGCGAACACAGCCGCACCGATCTAGGGAAAACCCACAAGAGGAAGCCGCACGCGCTGGCCGTACATCATGGCCAGCATGAACGGATCAAACTCCCAAACAGGCAAAAGCCTGGCAGGCATTGAACACCTGCGCCAAAGCATAAAAGACATACTGACAACGCCGATCGGCAGTCGGGTAATGCGTCGCGACTATGGATCGCGACTGTTCGAACTAATCGACGCACCAATGAACCGCAGCACGCTGCTGGAACTGTACGCAGCTACAGCCGAAGCGCTGCAACAATGGGAACCACGCTTCGAACTGCTGAGCGTTAAGGCCGTCACGGCCACGCCTGGACGCGTAGAACTGGACATGATCGGGAAGTACCTGATCGACGGTCAAACGATTAAACTAGACGGAATCATAATTGAATAATGGCCAGCACTTACACGTCTATTAATTTGTCGAATGTTCCGGCGCCGAACGTCGTAGAACAGATCGACTTTGAAACAATCCTTGCACAGATGATCGCAGATCTGCAGCTGCGCGATCCGACGTTCACCGCGCTGGTGGAATCGGATCCGGCGTTCAAAGTTCTGGAAGTCTGCGCGTACCGCGAAACCCTGATCCGCCAACGCTGCAACGAGTCAGCGCGCGCGGTTATGCTGCCGTATGCAGCAGGCACCGACCTGGATAACCTGGTGGCGCTGCTGAACATGGAACGGCTGATCGTGATACCAGAAGACCTGGCCGCGATCCCGCCGGTGGCTGCCGTTTATGAAACTGACAACGAACTGCGCCGGCGCGCGTTGCTGGCGTGGGAATCGCTGAGCACTGCCGGCCCTTCGGGCGCATATATCTATCACGCGCTGAGCGCTGACGGCGACGTCAAAGACGCAAGCGCGATCAGCCCAGTGCCTGGCCAAGTTGTCGTTACTGTCCTAAGCCGGACCGGAAACGGAACGCCAGACGCCGGCACGCTGGCAGCTGTGGGCGCGCGGTTATCATCCGACAGCGTTCGGCCGCTAACTGACCAGGTACTGGTTCAGGGGCCAACGATCCACAATTACCAGATCATTGCCACGCTGTACCTGTTCCCAGGTCCAGACAGCGCGGTGGTCATGGCAGCCGCGCAGGCGTCAGCCGAACGGTTCGCCGCGAACAGCCACCGGCTGGGCGTAGACGTGACGATCTCAGGTTTATATGCGGCCCTGCACCTGGCAGGCGTTCAGCGCGTCGAGTTATCACAGCCAGCCGCTGCGCTGGTGATGGGCGCGCATGAGGCAGCATTTTGCACAATGATCCAGATTAATTTCGGCGGCCGGAATGAGTAATTTACTGCCGCCAAACGCGACAAAACAGGAAGTAGCGCAGGCCGGAACGACTGAACGGATCACCGCGATCCCAGTGAAGACGCGCGAAACCTGGAACCCACAAACGTGCCCTGCGGACTTGCTGCCGTGGCTGGCGTGGGCGCTGTCGGTTGACGAGTGGAACGCCGACTGGTCAGAACAACAGAAGCGCGACACGATCGCCGCGTCGTTCGTTATTCACAGCACAAAAGGCACGCTTTCAGCGGTGAAAGCCAGCCTAGCCGCGCTTGGTTATGACAGCAGCGTGATCGAATGGTTTCAACAACCAGCAGACCTGGCGCCGTACACGTTCACCGTTGACATTAACGCGGGTTTCTCGCCGATCACGTCTGACATTTTCGGCGAATCCACCCGGCTGATCGAAGAATCGAAGAACACCCGCAGCCACCTAGCGCGCCTACGCGTGGCCAGCAATGCACCGGTTTTATTCTATGGCGCAGCTGCGCAGCTATATGGCGTTTATTGCGCCACAGGCGGCGCGTTGTCCGTTGTTGGCGGCCGGCCGTTGTTGCTGAAAGGTGGAGCGTTCGCAGAGTCTAGCGCGTCCGCAGTGCTATCCAGTTCGTTCACTGGATTTTTTGCCGTTGGCGATTCAACAAGCAACCTGGTCGCAGTTTATAAAGTTGAAGAACAGACATTCACCAAACTGGCAAATCCTGACGTCATGCCCAGCAGCAGCCTGAACAGCGTCGATCTATCTGTTGGCGGCAATTATCTTGCTGTGGGTTCAGGCAGCACAGAAAAGATCATGATTTACAAGCGGAACGGGAACGCGTTCACCAAACTGCCAGCGCTTGCAGTGCAGCCAAGCAACGGAACCCAACGCCCGAAATTCAGCCCTGACGGCGTTTACTTGGCAGCAAACTGCACGTTTGACGCCGGCGTATTTTTTTACAAACGCACAGGCGACACGTTCGCCAAACTGCCGGATCCAGTAAATGCTGGAGTGCAAACCACTTGCGTGGAATGGAATCGGGACGGTTCACTGGTCGCACTGGGCGGCGGTTCAACGACGCCAGGCGTGATCGTGTATAGGCGATCCGGCGATGGTTTTGCAAAACTGACCGCGCCAGCGCCAGCGCTGCCGCAATACAGCAATAAAATGGCGTTCAGCCCAGCGTCTGATCTGCTGGTCAGCGGCCACCAAGATGCGCCGTATATTGCAGTTTCCAGCATCACCGGAACGGCGCACACGCAGCACGCAAACCCAACTATTCTGCCACCGAGCCAACCAGGCGCGATCGCATTTAACCGATCTGGTTCGCTGTGTTTCGTTGGTTGTTTTGGCGTCATTGTAATTTATTCAGTTTCTGGCAACGCACTGACGAAAGTCGCAGATTTTCCGCTGGCGAGCTATTCGATCAACGATCTGCAGTTCAACCATGACGGCACCGTGCTGTCGGTCGGTTTGTCTGGTCCGAACCCGCAGCACAGAACCTATGCAGTAAACGGAACAACATTAACACCAATAAGCGCCCCGCCATCAATGCCGGGCGGCGGCATTATTTCGGTTTCATTTTCCAAATAAGGCGAAGCAATGAGTTATATCACACTGATCACAAACGCCGGCCTGGCGAAGATCACCGCAGCACTGGCTGGCGGCACACAGATCACCATGGGCCAGATCGCCATCGGCGACGGCAACGGCAGCGCGACGATCCCAAGCCAGACGCAAACCGCGCTGGTGAATGAGCGTTACCGCGCCACAGCGAACCAGGTCGCGATCAACAGCGAAGGCAAACTGGTGGCTGAACTGGTGGTGCCGCAATCCGTCGGCGGTTTTACCGTTCGCGAAATTGCGCTGTTTGACAGTGACGGCCAGCTGTTTGCTGTTGGTTCAACGCCGGCAATTCAGAAGCCGTCAGTAGTTGAAAACGCTGCGGCTGAACTGGTGATCCGTTTAATTGTCGCAATCAGCAACACGACAGTGATCCAGCTGACTGCGTCAAACCTGATCCTAGCGACGCGCGACTGGGTAGAAGCGAATTTCGCGATCGACGCGCTTTTTCCAGGCGGAACCACGAACCAAGTTCTGGCCAAAAAATCAAACCTAGACGGCGACACAGAATGGCGCGATCCGGCCGCGGTGAATGTCACCGTGAACGTGATCGAGGAAACGCAAACGCTGACCGGCGTGCAAACTGTCGTTACACTGGCAACAGCCACCACAATGGGCGCCGCGGTTTATATCGACGGCATTCGGCTGCCGCGTTCGCGTTACACCGTGAACAGCGCGACGCAGATCACACTGGCGCAGACATATCCAGACGGCACCCTGATCACTATCGCGCAAAATGAACCGTCGGGACAAATCCAGGCGGTGCCTGTTGGCCAGATCGTCATGCTGGGACTATCGGCGCACCCTGCGCAGCTGTTCGGCTATGGTACATGGGCACAGGTCGGCCAAGGTCGCGCGGTCTTCGGGCTGGATGCGTCAGACGCCGATTTCAACACGCTGGCGAAAACCGGCGGCCAGAAGCTGCACTGGCACACAGGTGCAACCGACACAGCCGGCGCGCACAACCACGGCGCGACAACCGCTGCAGCTGGTCAGCATAACCACGGCGCAGTCACTTCGGCCGGCGGCGATCACAATCACGGCGCAACGACCGGCAACGCAGGCGCGCACAATCATGGCAGCGTCACAGGGACTGCAGGCGCGCACAACCACAACGGCGCAGCTGGCAACACGACACTGACCGAAGAACAGATCCCAGCGCACGATCACGCCTACCGCGATCGGTACTATTCGGAAGCTGGCGGATCGCTGATCACCGGCACGTATAAAGAGGCAATGCCAAACGGCTATAACAACGGACTGGGCGCTGCTGACACCGATTTCGATAATAATATGTTTATGTATATCGACAAGGACACCGGCACAGCTGGCGGCGGACAGGCGCACAGCCATACTATTGCCAACGAGGCGGCCCACAGTCACACAGTCGCAGCCGAGCCAGCGCACGCGCACACGATCGACAGTTCAGGCACGCACACGCACGCCGTCGCAAGCGATGGCCAGCACACGCACGGCGTCACAACAGACGGCACGCACAACCACAGTTTCAACACCATGCAGGCCGCGCACCTGCCGCCATATTTCACCGTCGCAATGTGGCAGCGCACGGCATAACCATAGGAGTGAACATTGAGTGAGATCATTGGAATATATTATGGCCAGCGGCATAGTTCTGCCGTTCGCCGGAACAACAGCACCAGCCGGCTGGCTATTATGCCAGGGCCAAACAGTTAACCGGATCACTTATGCGGCGTTATTCGCCGTTATTGGCACAACCTACGGCGCCGGCGACGGTTCGACCACGTTCGGCGTGCCAGACATGCGCGGCGAGTTTCCGCGCGGTTTGGATGCAGGGCGCGGCGTTGATTCTGGCCGCGTACTTGGCAGCGCGCAGAAAGGCACAATCATACCGATCGACGGCACAGGCGATAATCAGCCATATGTGCCGGCGTTCACGTCTTCGCCTGGCCCTAGCACGCTGGACGTTCCGCTGGTGGCTGCACGCACAGGCGTGGACGTTGGCAGCGCTGGAGATTATCCGAACACGTCGGCGATCTATGTAAGCGGCGCAGGCGCTGGCGGTTTCAGCCATGGCGTTGCACGTCCGCGAAACGTCGCCCTGAATTTCATTATTAAAACCTAACCTGTTTGACCCTGGCCTTTGCCGTCCTTCGGGGCGGCCTTTTTTTTGGGGAAATCCCACAAGAGGAAGCAACCCCAGATCGCGGCCAACATGGTGCGAGCATTGCACAACTTTGCCAGCACTAAGGAAAATCAAATGTCAGAAATTTTTTTGCATGGCGTCGAGGTGGTCGAGGTTGACACCGGATCACGCCCGATCGCCACCGTCCGATCCAGCGTGATCGGCATCGTTGGCACCGCACCGAGCGCCGACGTCAGCGCTTTCCCACTTAACACGCCAGTATTGATCGCAGGCAACCGCCGCGAAGCGTCACTGCTGGACACGCTAGGCACCGGACTGGGCACGCTACCAGCTGCGCTTGATTCAATTCTTGATCAGGCTGGCGCTGTCGTTGTCGTGATCCGAGTCGAAGAAGGCGCAGACGCAACCGCGACCCTGGCCAACGTCCTGGGCGGCGTTAACGCCACAACCGGCAACTATGAGGGCGTGCATGCGTTCCTGGGCGCTGAATCCGTCGTGGGTTTCCAGCCGCGCAT